GGGGGGGGGGGGGGGGTGGGTCTGGTGGTGCAGCCGCGGCCGCGCGGCTGTGGTTGTTCTTCATGAATAGATCTCCATAATGGATTGGTTGGTGGCGGTGTCGCCTTCCAGTGGTTCGTTGCCCAGGGCATGCATGCAGGCCCAAGCCAGGTCGGCGTGGCCGGTCTCCTGGCTGTAGCCCGCCGTGAACGTCACTTGCCGGCCGCTTGCCGTCATGGTCTTGCGAATGGCCATGAACGATTGCGGCATGTCGGTCCAGCCGGCGTCCCACTCCAGGCGGCCGTTGCCGATGACGGACAAGGCCTTCAGGACCAGGCGGCTTTTCACCTCCGGTGAGTAGTGCAGCGGCACCACGGCCGGATAGAATTTTTTGACTAGCTCGTAGACGCCGGCGCCGATGCCCGTGGTGTCGATCGCCATGTAGGTCACGTTGTATTGCGCGCAAATGTCCTTGATGCTCTGGGCCTGCGCTTCAAAGTCCATCCCCTTCCACTGATGCCGGGCGAGCACCCGGAATTTCCCGCCCGGCACCCGCGGCGGCGCCAGGATGACGAGGCCGGCCGAGTCTCCCGAGCGGGCCGGGTCGTAGCCCAGCCATACAGGCTGGTGGCCATAGGGCCGCATGGCGAAGAACTTGACGTCCTCCCACTCCACCCAGGTATCGACGCCGCAGCGCTGCAGGTCGCTGAACTTGAAGATGGACGCCGTGTCGTCAATGAACTGGCACATCAGCAGGTTGGCGTAACTCTCGGCGCTGTACTCGAGGCGCAGCTCGTCCAGGTCGAACAGGTTGCATCCGGATTCGAACGCATCCTCCACCGTGACGATCTGGCGCCACTGGCGGTCTTCACACAGCCGGCCCTTGGCCAGCGCCTGGTGGGTCACGTCGACGTTGATCTGGTCCGCCTTGGCCCGGCCGGTGTTGTAGTGCTTGCCATTCCAGAACGAATAGGCGCTGTGGCTCATGCTGGACGGCGTGGAGAAGTACGTTTTTCGCCACTTCTTGTGCATGGCCATGCCAGAGGCCACCTTGTTCAGCTCCGGGAACTTGGGGACCCAGAAATACTCGTCGAAGTAGAAATTGCCGTGATAGGACTGTGCGGTGCGCGCGTTCGTCCCCAGGAAGTACAGATGCGCGCCGTTCGGCAGCACGATCGGATCCCCCTGCAGCTCGACGTCGCACACCTCCCGGGCGAACTGGATGATGTATTGCTTGAAGACGTGGGCTTGGGACTTGCTGGCGGACAGGAAGATCTGATTGCGTCCCGTCTCCAGCGCGTCGAGCAGCGCTTCGCGGGCGAAATACCAGGTCGCGCCGATCTGGCGCGACTTGAGGATGTTGCGGGTGCGCTGGTCGCCCTGGCGGTACCACACCTTCTGGTAGCCGAACAGCGAGTCCAGAAAGGCCTCCCGGATTTTCTCGATCTGGTCTTCGCTGAATTCGTTGCGCGCCGCCTTCTTGCGCGGCTTCGCATTGCTGCGCTCCAGATTCGGGTTGAGGTCGCTTTCCTTCCCGGTCTCCTGGTACTTCTTGACGCGCTCGGACTGGCCCATCTGGCGCATCAGGAGGTCGATCTCCTTGAAGTCCTTGCCTTCCTTCTCCGGCTTGGAAATGAGGGCCACCAGGCGCGTCTCGATACACGATTCGATCCGGTCCAGCGGTGCTGCCTTGTCCCATTCATCCCGCTGCTTCCACGACTCCACCGTGGCCCGCTTGAGGCCGAAGTGACGGGCAATGGACGAGATGCGCCAGTTCTGCCAGTACAGGGCACGGGCAGCGCGGCGCGGGTCGAAATCGGCTTGTTCGGTAGCGGTGTTGTCGAGCATGGACGAAGCGTAGGGCCACGCGCGCGTGAGGGCATCAAGGGGCCGATGTGCCCGCCGCGGGCACATCGCCCGCCGATTGAGCCTGGTGGCTCAACAGGACAACATGCCTCTTGTCAACACCATTAACCCCCTGGAGAAAATATGTTCCGCAAACAGCACCTCTCGCTGGCTTTGGCCACCATCGGCCTGCTGGCCTTTGCCGTCGACGCGCAGGCCGCTGGCGCCGCCGCGCCGGTCGCCGGCGCCGGCGGCGCCGCCGCCCTGGGCGCCCTGGGCCTGAGCGCAGCAACCGCCGGCGGCAATCACGCCGAAAAGACCAAGTTTTTCCGCATCGCCAAGGAAGGCGCCACTACCGACGGCCGCACCATCGAGCGCGACTGGCTGGAACAGATGGCCGCCAACTACGACCCGGTGAACGTCTACGGCGCCCGGATCAACCTGGAACACTTCCGCGGGATCATCCCGGACGGTCCGTTCAAGGCCTACGGCGACGTGCTGGCACTGGAAACCCGCGACGAGCCGGACGGCAAGCTGGGCCTGTACGCACAGATCAAGCCCACCGCCGACCTGGTGGCCATGACCAAGGCAGGCCAGAAGATCTACACCTCGTGCGAGATCAACCCGAGCTTTGCCGACACCGGCGAGGCCTACCTGGTCGGCCTGGCCGTGACCGACAACCCGGCAAGCCTGGGCACCGAGATCCTGGCCTTCGCCGCCAAGAACCCGGACGCCAGCCCGCTGGCCAAGAAAAAGCAGGATCCGGCCAACCTGTTCACTGCGGCCGCCGACGAGCTGGTCCTCGACATGGAGCCCAAGGGCGTGGCCGGCGTGCTGCTGTCGAAGGTCAAGGCCCTGCTGAGCAAGACCGGCAAGGAACAGGGCCAGGCGAATGACGAGCGCTTTGCGGACGTACATGCCGCCGTGGAAGCGGTCGCCACCCATGCCCAGGAATCGTCGGCCGACCTGGGCGCCAAGCTCACCGCGCTGACCGAGACCGTGGCAGCCCTCACCACCAAGCTGTCGGGCACCCCGGACGGCACCCCGACCCGCCCGCTGCAGACCGGCGGCGGCGCGGCCGAGGTCAAGACCGACTGCTAACAACCCATCAACGATTTACCCGGAGATACCATGCGTAACGAAACCCGTCTGAAATACACCGCGTATGCGGCCGCCATCGCCCAGCTGAGTGGCGTGGCCAATGCCGCCGAGAAGTTCACGGTGGCCCCATCGGTCCAGCAGAAGCTGGAAAACCGTATCCAGCTGTCCAGCGACTTCCTGAAGCGCATCAACATCGTGCCCGTCACCGAGCAGCAGGGCGAGAAGCTGGGCCTGGGCATCACTGGCACGATCGCCGGCACCACGGACACCACCCAGAAGGACCGCACGCCGACCGATCCGAGCGACCTGACCGGCAACGCATACGCCTGCCAGCAGATCAACTTCGACACCGCACTGCGCTACGCGAAGATGGACATGTGGGCCAAGTTCCCCGACTTCCAGGTCCGCGTGCGTGACGCCATCGTGAAGCAGCAGGCGCGCGATCGCATCATGATCGGCTTCAACGGCCTGGCCCGCGCGGCCACGTCGAACCGCGCCGCCAACCCGAAGCTGCAGGACGTGGGCAAGGGCTGGCTGCAGAAGTACCGCGAGGAAGCGCCGGAGCGCGTCATGAACAAGGGCGCAAACGTGGGCGAGATCCGCGTGGGCATCGCGGCCGGCGCCGATTACAAGAACCTGGACGCCCTGGTGATGGATGCCGTCAACAACCTGGTCGACGAGGTGTATGCGGACGATCCGGAGCTGGTGGTGATCTGCGGCCGCGGGATCCTGCAGGACAAGTACTTCCCGCTGGTGAACAAGGACCAGGAAAACAGCGAATCGCTGGCTGCTGACCTCATCGTCAGCCAGAAGCGTATCGGCGGCCTGCAGGCGGTCCAGGTCCCGTTCTTCCCGGCCAATGCCCTGATGATTACCCGCCTGGACAACCTGTCGATCTACTACCAGGACGGCGCCCGCCGCCGCGCGGTCATCGACAACCCGAAGCGCGACCAGGTCGAAAACTACGAGTCGAGCAACGACGACTACGTGGTCGAGGACTACCGCGCCGGCGCCGTGATCGAAAACATCAAGACCGAGTGGGCCTGATGAAAACGCCAGCACAACGCCACTTTGAACAGGTGCGCGCGGAGCTGGCGGCCACGGCGGCCGCGGCGGAAGGTGCAACCAGCATGGCCGGATCCAGCGTCTACGAGCTGATGCTGGCCAAGCTGCACACCGACCGCCGCCGCCTCAAGGCCATCCAGTCGGTCGAGCGCAAGGTCGACGTCAAGCGTGAACTGCTGCCGGATTACGTCGAGTACGTCGACGGCGTGCTGGCCGGCGGCCGCGGCGCCCAGGATGAAGTACTCGTCAACGTCATGGTCTGGCGGATCGACGTGGGCGACGTCCCCGGCGCGCTGGCGATCGCCGCCTACGCCCTGGAGCACGGCATCAAGATGCCGGACCAGTACGACCGCACCCTGGCCACCGTGGTGGCCGAGGAAGTGGCCGACCGCGCCCTGGAAGCACTCAAGGCCGAGCAGCCTTTCGACTTCGGGCTGCTGCTGGAGGTCGCCAAGCTGACCGACGCGCACGACATGCACGACCAGGTGCGCGCCAAGCTGTACAAGGCGATCGGCCTGTCCCTGCAGAGCGATCCGGCCACGGCCCTGCCGTACCTGGAACGCGCCCTGCAGCTGTTCGACCGCATCGGCGTGAAAAAGGACATTGCCCGGCTGCTGCAGCAGCTGGACGGTGGCGAGAAGGATCCCGCCACCCCGTAACGAGCCCCCCGGCCTGGGCGGCGCCGGCGGACGATGGCAGGGCTTTGCCCGGTCCATCCGATGCCGGCCCACCGCCCTCTTTTCCAAGACGCCCCCATGAGCTTCATTGCCACCGACCCGACCGCCGCACCCCAGCCAACCACCGACCCCACCAGCGTGACCAATGACGGGTTCTTCCCCGATATTGACCTGGAGCGCCTGCGCGGCGCCGTGCGCCTGGACGGCACCGTGACGGCCGACCGCCTGCGCAACGCCGTGGTCGAGGCCGTCATCAGCGTCAACGACGAGCTGGCCACCTGGAAGGCGCAGCAGCTGCAGGCCGGTGTGGCCTCCCTGGACCAGCTGGAGCCCAAGATCGACGGCGAGGCCGTCCAGCTACGCCGCTACCTCACGGCGATCTACCGCACCGTCAAGGCCGACCTGAACGAGCAGTACCGCAACTTCGACGCCACCAAGTCCGGCGTGGACGAGGGCGACAAGCTGCAGGACATGGTCGAGGACGAGCGGCGCGCCGCCCGGTGGGCGATCCGGGACTTCCTGGGCCTGCCCCGCACCACCGTGGAGCTGATCTGATGGACGTTCGGACCCTGCAGGGCGACACCGTCGACGCGCTGTGCTGGCGGCACTTCGGCCAGACCACCGGGATCGTGGAGCGCGTCCTGGAGATGAACGCGGGACTGGCCGACTACGGGCCGATCCTGCCGCATGGCCTTGTTGTACAGATCCCGGACAAGCCGGCAACCACCCCCACCGCGCCGCTGCTGCAGCTGTGGGACTGAATTTCAAAGGAACCATCATGGCAGAACCAAGCACTACCACCACGGCGCTGGTGTCGGCGGGGATCGGGTTTGCAAGCCTGGCGCCAGGCATCGACGGTAACGCTCTGATCGGCGCCTTTGCCGGCGCCGCCCTCCTGGTGGTCAGCTCCAAGGACCTGACCATCGGGCAGCGATTCGCCTACCTGGTCATTTCGCTGGTCATCGGCTACATCGCCGCGCCCGAAGTGGTCAGGCTGACCCCGATTCACTCGACCGGCGTGGCCGGCTTCTTCGGCGCCGCGCTGGCCATCACCATCACGCTGCAGCTGCTGGAGCGGCTCAAGACCCTAGACCTGTTCGCATTCTTCACCAGGGGGAAATGAAATGACGCATGCGTACGCGCTCATCGCCTTCATCGCTTACGTCGGCGCTGCCCTGTGCCTGCTGGCATACCGTAGGGACGGCGCCCGGCACCGCCACCACGTTTCCTGGCTTGCCTGGGCGCTGCTGGTGGTCCTGGCCGGCTCGGCCGTCGACGTGCTTTGCCATGTCCACTCCCTGGACTTCTTCGAAGCGGCCCGTGCGGTCCTTCTCACCCTGTTCATCTTCGGCAGCCGCGGCAACGTGGCCCGCCTTCTTCGGAGCGAATGACCATGATCGCAAGACCTGGTGACATGGGCGAATCCATCGCCCTCCTGCAGCGCCGCCTGGCGCGCGCCGGCTACCCGGTAGCCGAGACCCACATTTATGATCGCGTCACAGAAAATGCGGTCAAGGACCTGCAGACGGCCAAGGGCCTAGTGGTCGACGGCATCGCCGGGCCGAAGACCTTGGCCGCCCTGGCTGGCGTCGTGCCGCCGCATTACCTCACCGCCGCCGATCTGGCCAAGGCGGCGGACACCCTGGGCGTCCAGCTGGCCGCGGTGCGCGCCGTGAACGAAGTCGAATCGAAGGGCCACGGGATGCTCCCCGATACCGGCAAGCCGGTGATCCTGTTCGAACGTCATGTGTTCTGGCAGCGGCTGCAGGCGCACGGGGTCGACCCGGAGCTGGTGGCGGCGAAGTTCCCCTCGATCGTCTCCAAGACACCGGGCGGCTACTTCGGCGGCGCCGCTGAGCACGTCCGGCTGGCCACCGCCAGCATGGTCGACCGGGCTGCGGCCCTGGAGTCCTGCAGCTGGGGCCTGTTCCAGATCATGGGCTACCACTGGGAGGCCATGGGCTACGACAGCGTCGAACAGTTCGTGGAGTGCATGAGCGCGAGCGAAGGCGAGCAGCTGGAGGCCTTCGTGCGCTTCCTGGCCATGGACGGCAACAAGGGCATGCTGGCCGCTCTCAAGGCCCGGAAGTGGAAAGAATTCGCCCGTCTTTACAACGGCCCGAACTATGCGGCCAACCTGTACGACGCGAAGCTGGCCCAGGCTTACGCCAAGTACACCGAACCGGACCAGGTGG